ATTATTTCCAACTCCTTTATATTTTAAAGACTTACCTAATGCTAAAGAGTTAAATAAATATTTATTTAAACATATTAAAGCTTGGTACAAAGCTGATCCTAAAGGTGAGATAAAAACTAATTCAGGTTATGGTTGGCATAGTAAAACCAACATGAATGAGAAAAAAGTATTTGATCCTCTTACATCAGAACTATTTAAAATGGCTGAAGAGTGCAATAAAGATTATGGTGTACAACCTAAACTAGGACTTGGTAATATGTGGGCTAATATAAATCCAACACACAGTTATAATAAAACACATACTCATCCTAACTCATTATGGTCAGGTGTGTACTATGTTAAAGTGCCAAAGAACTCAGGTAAATTATTTTTAGAAGATCCAAGACCAGGACCTAATACTTATATGCCAAGAAGAGTAGACAACATACCTAAACAACTATGGCGTGTAGTAGCTTATAATGCAATTGAAGGTAGAATGGTATTCTTTCCAGCATGGCAACCCCATGGTGTTGATATAAATATGAACAAAGAAAAAGGTGAAAAGAACTGGAGAATATCTGTATCTTTTAATTTTATACAAACATGAGTTTTAAAAAAAATAAATACCAAGTTATTAGAAATGCTATATCAAAAGAACTAGCTGACATAGCTTATACTTATTTACAAATATCAGCAGAGGCAGATCATTGGATGCTTACGAATCAAGTAACACATGAAAAAAACCCATTGATAGGTAATTTTAAAGATGAACAAGTACCAGGTTCCTATGCAAAATATGCAGATAGATTAATGGAAACATTACTTATTAAAACAATACCTGTAATGAAAGCTAAGACAAACTTAGATCTAATACCTACCTATTCTTACACAAGATTATATAGAACAGGTAATATATTAAACAGACATAAGGATAGACCTAGTTGTGAGATATCAACAACACTTAATTTAGGTGGTGACCTATGGCCAATATTTATAGATCCAACAGGTTCTAATAATGTTGTTGATGAACGCAAAGGTATAATAAAACCTGGTGCACCTAAAGGAAATAAGGTTGACTTAAGACCCGGAGATATGCTTATATACTCGGGTTGCGAACTTGAACATTGGAGAGAACCTTTTCAAGGCAAGTTATGCGGACAAGTGTTCTTACACTATAATCATGCGAATGGGCCCTTTGCAAAAACAAATTTGTATGATAAAAGACCACTATTGGGTATACCCAAAACTCGTTGATTCTCAACGCACTTTAATATAATCTAGGATACATATGTTACAAAAAGTGGCTTTTTTGCCAGGATTCAATAAACAAGTTACTGCTACAGGTGGAGAAAACCAGTGGATAGATGGTGACAATGTTAGATTTAGATATGGTACACCAGAAAAAATTGGTGGCTGGGCACAACTTGGTTCAACAGAATTAACTGGAAGAAACACAGCCTTAGCTCACTTTGTAAATTCGGTTGGTATTAAGTATGCTGCTTTAGGAACTAACAAAATTTTATATGTATACTCTGGTGGTATCTTTTATGACATCCACCCTATTAGAGCTACATCAACTTTAACAAGTGCATTCTCTACAACTAATGGATCAGCAACAGTTACAATAACTTTTGCAGCAGACCATGGTTTAAACATTGGTGACGTTATCTTATGTGATAATTTTTCATCTATTACAAATTCTAATTTTAACTCTACAAATTTTGATAATATTAGATTTGAAATTAAATCTATTCCAACAGATAGAACTTGCACAGTACTTTTAGCGTCCACTGAAGGTGGATCTGGTGCAACAACTTCTGGTGGTATCAGAGTACAAGCTTATTTTAGAGTAGGACCTGCTGTTGAAGTAGCAGCCACGGGTTGGTCATTAGGTCAATGGGGTGGAACAGCTTCTGGTACATTTGTATCTTCATTAGCTTCTGGTATCAACGCATCAGTTACAAGTTTAACAATAGCTAGTGCTACATCATTTCCTTCATCAGGAACCGTGATCATTGGTACAGAATTAATTGCATACAGTTCGGTAAGTGGTAACACTTTATCAGGATTAACTAGAGGAGCAAATGGTACAACGGCAGCAACACATTCTTCAGGTGCGGTTGTTACGGAAGCAGCAGCTTATTCTGGTTGGGGTTCAGCTCCATCAGGAGATATAATTACAGCGCCAGGTTTATGGGCATTAGATAATTTTGGTAATACTTTAATTGCAACAATATTTAGTGGTGAAACTTTTACTTGGAGTTCTGAAGGTACAGACGCTACAAACACAAGAGCAACTTTAGCATCAGGTGCACCTACAGCGTCACGTGATATGTTAGTATCTACACCGGATCGACACTTAGTATTTTTTGGAACTGAAACAACTATTGGAACTAAATCTACACAAGATCAAATGTTTATAAGATTCTCTTCTCAAGAAGATATTACAGACTACGTACCTACAGCAACCAATAGTGCTGGTACACAAAGACTGGCCGATGGATCACGGATCATGGGCGCACTTAGAGGTAGAAATGCAATCTATGTATGGACTGACACAGCATTATTTTTAATGCGTTTTGTTGGTGCACCTTTTACATTTGCCTTTGAACAAGTAGGAACTAACTGTGGATTGATTGGTAAGAACGCTGCAGTAGAAGTTGATGGTACAGTTTATTGGATGTCAGAAAATGGTTTCTTTAGATATGGTGGACAATTAGAATCACTACCTTGTTTAGTAGAAGATTTTGTTTATGATGATTTAAACACAATAACTAAACAACACGTTAACGCAGGACTAAACAATTTGTTTGGTGAGATTAATTGGTTTTATGTATCCTCAGGTGCCAACACAGTTAACAGAGTTGTAACTTATAACTATTTAGATTCAACATCTGAAAGACCTGTATGGACTACAGGTACACTAAACAGAACAGCTTGGGCAGACTCTGCTGTGTTTGGTAAACCACATGCAACAGAATATGATACTTCTACAAATGGTACAGTAGGTTCAGCAACATATGTACAAGGAAACAGTGATGGTGTTTCAATATACTATGAACATGAAAAAGGATTAAACCAAGTTAAAGAAGGAGCTGAATCAGCCATTGCTGCAAACATAGAATCAGGAGATTTTGATATATCAATTACTAAAGAAGGCGGAGCAAGTACAAAAGGTGATGGTGAATTTATGATGAAAATAAGCAGAGTATTACCAGACTTTCTATCTCAAACAGGAGATGCAACAGTTACATTACAATTAAGAGATTTTCCAACTGACGTAGAAGCAAGCTCAGCATTAGGACCATTTACAGTTACAACAAGCACTAAAAAAATAGATACAAGAGCAAGAGCACGTGCTATATCATTAAAAGTATCTAACACAAGTACAAGTCAATTTTGGAAACTTGGTACATTTAGATTAGATATACAACCAGATGGTAGAAGATAATGGCTAGAATAACACAGGTACTAACTTTTCCATCAAAAGAATATAATCAATTAAATGCTCAGTCTTTAAATAGAGATTTAGATGCTGTACTACAAAAACTTAACACTACGTTTCAACAAGACTTAAAAGATGAGATTGAAGCGTTTAACTTTTTTTTAAATTAATGGCAAACTCATTTGTAAACAAAAAGGTAGACCTAACAACGACTAGTGTTACTACTATATATACCGTACCTACAGCCACAACAGCTGTAATTAAATCAATTTTAGTGTCAGAAGACACTGGTAATGCAGACACAATTACTGTATCATTAACTAACACAAGTTCCGCCGTTTTTAGTTTGTTTAAGACTAAAGCTATCGGTGCTAACGCTACAGTTGAATTATTGACTGCACCTCTAGTTGTAGAGGAAAGTGAAATTATTAAAATTACAGCAGCTACAGCTAATCGTTTGCATGTAGTTTTGTCTGCCTTAGAAATTAAACCACGACAAGTAACAGTATAGATTATGGCAATAACTAGAGCACAACAAGCAAAACAATTATTAAATGAAATAGCACCTAAAGGTGAAAGACTAGCCTACATTAATTCTAGAGAAGCTAAACTTTTAAAAAAAATGGGTGGTGCTGGTATAGATGTAAACGGCACAGGTATTAAAAGTTATGTTGATTTTGGTGGAGGTGGTTCTGGTTATGGATCAGCACAAGATACTTTTGATTCAGCAGCAGGAAATTCAAGAAGCGGAGGAAGTCGTAGTGATTATGG